TGCACTGCTCAATCTTTTCATTATGAACAGCAAGCATTTGACTAATGTTTTGACTTGTCTCACCAATCTTTTGAATTGCTGTATCAATCCTCTCCATCATCTGTTCGTAAACATTAATACGCTCTTCAAGTAATGCTATTTTTGTTTCTGTAGATGATGGGTTAAACATTTTACTTTTTAGCCTCTATCCTGGCGATTGGTTGTTGTTTAACTCTTCTACCAACTCTTGTCCTAAAATCCATTGGTTTATCATAACCAGCTCTGGGGCCAGCAGCAGGTGCAGATGCAGTAAAACCACCAGTCCCAGCGGACATAGTGGGAGCGTCCTCTTTTAAGGATCTAACAACGTCAATAATATAATCGATTTTACTCATTGAAGTTGATTAAGAAGTTCTAAAGAATATTTATCACATTCTATCTCTTGAAGAATGGTTCTGGGATATTCGGGAACCTTATTTAAGAAAAGTAAAAAACTTTTTAATGTGGGCCACAATTCCATCTCAAGTTTTAAAAATAATAAAGGAATAGTCGCTTCATCAAATATGTTAAAAAGAGTAATCAGATGATTTACAATTAAATGAATTTGCAAATCACCTGATTTTTTATATCTTTTTAAAAGTCTTTTCACATATTTAAATTTTTTTAAATCATCATAAAAATCCTCTTTTGTAGTTGATTGAGGATTATCATAATATTTTATTGCAAAAAGAACATAATTATCTTCATTCAACTCATCAAATCTCATATCATGCTTTAATCGTTAAAGTAGTCGTTCCGATCCCTACACCCGATCCATAAGAACCTGCACCACCAATATTTCTAATCAAATCGGTTGACAGTGTTTTGGTTGCAGCAACATTAGAGAAATCAGTGATTGTTCCAACAACTCCAGTTGTTGTCTTAACAGTAAGAACCGTTCCAATACCAGTTGAAGGAACAGTAAATGCAAATGAAATTCTATTTGAAATTTGCCCATTATAGCTTGTATATTGAACATAATTATTATCATTTACAAAAGCAGTAACAGTTGAACCGTTTGCAAATGATCCTGCGGTTGCAACAATATCTGTGCCAGTAGAACGGCTGATTAATACCGTTGCACCAGCAGAACAGAATACTGGTTCGTTCCAAACAACATGAACATAACCAGTTGATGCGGTTGCAATTCCAGTTGTTCCGCCAGCACCCACCGAAATCGGTGATGCCTTATTTGGATCTTCAAAGAACACAGCAACTGGAGTTGCAGCGGCAAGTCCAGTTGTATTTTCTCCACCACCAGCGGTGTTCAATCCAGCAACGGGAACTAAAACTTCATCATAATAAGTAGTTGACAATCCAGAATGTTCGGTTGTGCCATATCTTCTATAAATCCATCCTCTTTGATCAGCAAAACAATTCCAAGGTGTATTAGTACGATCAGTTTCTAAAAGATGCTTTGGAAGTGCATAATTATTTGCTGCAGTTTCAGTGGTTGTTGAAATACCCCAGAGTGACATGAGTTTTACCTACTTACAATAATTCTTTATAATGATATTTATAAAAAACTTATACTCTGTTATTTAGAAAGAGATCTTGCATAACTAATTCCTACAGATCTGTCCTGCTCTTTGAACTTTGGCAATTTTAATTTTGGAATTGGAAATCCGCCACCTGGGGGGCCCCCTGGTATTTTAGATCCAGTTGGGGATGGTAAGTTTTGAGGAACTGGATTTAAATCTGGTTTAGATTGATTTGAAGGAACTGTTAAAGTCCCAGTCTGTTGATTTGGAACAACAAGAGCTCCTGGTTTTGTTCCAGGTTTGGTTGGAGTTCCTGGTTTTTTATCTGGTTTGGTTGGTGTTCCTGGTTTTTTGCCTGGTTTTACTGGTTTTTCGGGCTTTGTTCCTGGTTTGGTTGGTTTACCTGGGCGATGAGGAACAGGAGATGGCGCTGGCTCTGTATGTGGAGGTGGTGTAGGTTTACCTGGAGTTGTTTTTGGACTAGGTAATTTTGGAGCTCTAGGTAAATGAGGTGGTTTTATTTTAATAGGGACTCTAAGTGATTTCAAAGCTCCACCAGTTCTTAAAAGCGCAGCAGATTCTTGAATATCAACTAACTCCCCACCAAGTTCTTCCATAAGAGGATTGAAATCTTCTCTCCTCGTTAACATTTTATTTTGTCTTACTTTTTCATCATCACCCTCTTTACCCGATTTTGTTTTTGAATCGGGCATTACATCACAATAAGGTGAAGCTGGAGATACCTTTTCGTTTAGGGTTTTAAAAAAAAAATTTTCCCCCATCTCATCTCGCCAGTTGGAGAAGGATTCTCTTCTTGTCTTTCTTTTAAACTTACCAGATACTTCTCCCTTCTCATATCCTTTTCCGTCTCCATCATCATCAAACCATTTCTTTGGTTTTCCACCTTCATATGGTTCACCACTACCATAAGATTTTTCAACAGATGCAATTTTTGGATTTCTTCTTAACTCTTCAGCCTTACTTCTTGTTGCTTTACGAGTATAAGTATGCTTTGATTCAGCATCAGTTACTTTGTATAGTTCTTTCTTTTCTTTTGTTCCCTCTTCAATAAAATCAAAATCCTCTTTGACTCCGACAAGCATCTGTTTTGCTTTTAACTTAACTGGGCCAGGTGCTGGAGATGCAGATAATTTTTTAAGGTATTCTTTTTTGATTGCAGCAGCATTGACATTATCTTCTTTTCCAAACCTCTTCTTAACTTCATAACGAATATCATATGCAAGTTGTCTTGCCTTCTTAATGATATTTGCTTCTTGACTTTGTTGTTCTTCGTATACTCTTTCAATAGAAGATCTGAGATCTTCAAAAGATTCCTGCCAGGGATTTGTCATCTTAATCCAAAAAATACTTCTTTTCTAATATTTATTTATAATTAATTAACTTCAGAAACATCAGTTATCCAAGACTTAAACATAATCTTGTCTTCTGTGACACAAATCAAATAGTTGGTTCCTGCACGAATGATTCTGCCAACCAATCCAGTGTGAAGATTTTCAACCAATTTACCAACTGAGAATATCTTCTTCGCAATAAAGTTTTCACGAAGAGAATATTGATCCAACTTAGGAGCGACTTCCCATAGTTCAAATGATTCTTTCTTCGTCTTCTTCTTCTCTTTCATAGACTGTTGGATTTGTGAGAAGAGTTGTTTTGATTTCTTCTCATCCATTGACTTAGGCATCCCCTTCATAAAGGAATCAAAGTCATTCTCCATTGCTGCAGCCCTAAGTTTGGATGCAGACATACCACTTACATCATCAGCATCAGGATCTCTTTCTCCAGCAGAGACAACATTGATACTCTGGAAATCATAAAGTTTTCCATTGTAATTATTTGTCAGTTTCTCAAACTCTGGAAGTCTGTCAGATCCAACTACAACATTCACTCCAGAATATCCTTGTTCATGGGCTGATTTCAGAACATCAAAGATTGATTTTGCATTTGCATCATTCTGAATATGTTCTGCGTGATCTGGAAACATCTGTTTCATGAATCCAATCTTAGTATCAGGATCTAATGGATTCTTCTTAGGATCGTGAGATCTAGATGGGTAGATTACATAGTCACCATCTTTGGCAACATTTGCAACTTTCTTCAAAAGTTTTTCATGCCCTGCAGTTGGAGGATTGAATCTACCAAATGCAATCGTAAGAGTTCCCAAGTCTTTTGGTTGTTCTTCTTCAGCAGCTTTTCTTTCTTGATCCGCTGCAGCAGACTGTTGTGCAAGTTGATTCAACTGCCCCTGTGGATCTATTTGAGGAACAGCTTGTTGTTGAGGGCCTGAACCTTGTCCAAATATCTTTAACTGCCCCTTAACAGTTTTTGCAATCAGTCTACCTTTCTTGTCATACCAGTCGCCATGCCCATTTCCAACCAAACCCATCTGTTTGGCTCTGGTGGATGCTGAAGTTTCGGCTTCTGAAAGAAATTGTAAAAAACTTTTCATCCTTTTCTCCTTCTCAATCCCTTTCTATATTCCCTCATATAGTTAGTGTGATAAGAAACTTCACCTTCTTTAAGTTCCATTCCTTTATTCCAAGGTGTATTGCCTTTTAAAGATTCTGACAATTTTTTAGAATGTTCTTCAGTTCTTGGTGCTTTTGGTTTTCTCATCTTAGATTTAGTTTCTTCAGATAATTTCCAAGTTCTTCCAAGTTGATTTGCTTCTCCACCTTTTGTCATATTATATTCGCATTTAAATTTCTCAATGTACTCATTCTCTTTTTCTAAAGCATCATTTCCTTCATACAAAAGTTCTATATCAAAATTTTCTCTGCCATATTTTCTTATAGCAGAATATAATTTTGATTTTCTATTTTGAACCAAAGCATTGGAAATGTGACATGAAAATCTTTCATGTATGGATCTACTAGTATACCCAACATAAGAATGTTGATTTATTTTATTAGTTATCTTATACAAATTTCCTTGCATTTTATCCAGATGTCCAATTCTTTGCGGCAGTGAAATTAGCTCTACTAAACTCCAAACGATCTACAAGTTTCAAAGCTCTTCCAGATTTGATTGCAACAAATCCTTCAGGAGCAGTTACTCTATAACCATCTTCTGTCTTAAGGAAAGTTCCAAAAGTATTTACAGATGACAGTTTCTTAATAACGAAATCTTTGGCCTTGAGAAGATTAAAGTAAGAAGCAATAGTAAAGTAAATAGAAGACTTATTTACTTTAATAAACTTCAAACCATCTAGTTTAATCTTATTATATTTATCTTGTGCGGCTTTTGTCTTCTTTGTAGACATCTCTTTATCTACAAGTTGACTGAAATATGCAGCAAAAGACTCAATAGTGTCATTCACTGTTCCAAACTTTGCACCCGAACGGATGTAAGAATTAAAGAACTGTTTGAACATTGCATGAAGAGAAAACTTGTCTTTAGTGTTCAAAACATTTAAGAATGCAGATGATTGTTTCAAAGAACCTTCTGCACGATTTACCAACTGATTAAAAGTTACTTTTTCTTGTGGAGTAAAGTTAGCTGCACCACTGGCATTTGAAAACTCAGCAGATGCAACAAATACATCCTTACTTCCAGGAACACTTGCACCAAAGTTTGCAACCATCGTTGACAAACTTCTTCCAACATAAGTTGTATGAAAGACGATTCCCATCTTTGCATTTTTAACTCTTTCCCCAATATCAGACTTTTGAGGAACTGCATAAGTGATAGTATTGGGAGTGAAATAATAAACTTGAGAGTTATTGATAGATCCTAGATGTTTATCATTCGTGAAGAGAAGATCTCCCTGCACAACACCACGAATACCAAGTTGAGACAGATAACGATAAGAAGTTTTCAGTTTCTCATTCAATCCACCAGAAGGGTAGATAGAATCTACATCAGATTCAGAATAACAAATCTTTGGAGTTGTCTTATTAAATACGGATTTAGTTCCCACGAAGAACTTACCGTTCTCAGGATCAGTTCCACAAATTACTGCAGGAGCGCCATCCCATTTGGTAGTGATTCTCATTCCAGAATCACCATCAGACAACATCTTGCCGAGAGACTTGAGAAATGCAATTGCATCATGCCCACCCTGAGTTCCATTGTTCAGGATGTCATCTTCCAGGTGTTCTAGGTGAGTGTTTTTCATCTTAGAATTCTACCACGATTGCGTTCCCTGGTGGTTGAGCTACTATGACAATTCTTCGACCGGCATCTCCCCTACTTGGAGATCTTCCCAGTATCAATGGATATCCCCTATTATCCCTCGATTTAGAATCAAATGGTTGATCCGCTCTTCTTTTCCTAAGTCTTAAATATAAACTATGTGTTCGTGCATATGTTTTTGCATCATGAAGTTGCCCATTTACAACTAAATCAGATGCACTTTTTGTTGCAACAACATTCATAGGGCCTATGTACAAATGAGTAATTGGGCCACCAATTGCTGGAGTTCCCAAAACTATTGTTTGTTTTAATTTATCACTAACTTTACCATAAACATCTGGTATTTGATCACCATCTTTATATCCTCTTTTTTTATATTCATTTAAAGCTGCTTCAAGAAATTTTCCAGTAAATCCAGGCACAGTTTGTTCTAATCCATCAAGTCCACCACCAGCCATACTGGGAGCACTTGTTCCTTTCATTGAAATTTTGTATAATTTTCCATTATTTGAGGTTATTTCAACATCTGGATATGGTTCATTTCCATTAGGCAATCTACCTTCGACTTTCCTAGCAGAAGTTACTTGAGAAATAATTGTGCCTCCGGCTCTTAAAGTAAATGGTTTAGAAACTAATGCGTAATGGTTATTAATTGCATCTACTAAACCAGATTCTTGTCTTTCAAAAAGTACTCCAGCCATAAGAAAAAAATACCCCTTTCTATTATTTAGAAAGAGGGTAGTGTAATTATTCCAGAATAACTTTTTCTAGTTCTTGATCGATTGTTTGCATCAATTCTCGTAGTCTAGTAATTCTTTCTGGTGCAAACTCCTGACTATATCCTTGAGTCGCAGTATCAAGAACTAAAAGAA